CTGACACTAGCATTACCACCAACATTGAATAGATTATTGCGTTGATCTCCAACACCAACTCTAGTGTCGAATGTTATTCCTGCGAGACCATAATGATCGTATTGATATGTGCCATTCCAACCTCGCTGATATACTGTTATATCTGCATAATCAACTTGGAATTCTGTATAATTTGGTTCTAGATTAAAAGTTTTGGTTGTAAGAGTGTGGTCACTAGTATTCCCACCCCTAGAAATCTGGGTGCTAACACCTTGGCTATTCTTGTTAATCTCTATATAAAGATTTTCGCCATTGTCGGGTTGTTCTCCACCATTGCTTCCACTTCCCTTGATGATGTGGAAATGAAGTCTAACAACATTAGTGAGATCTACATCATAATATCTAACCCTTCTCTCCTCCGAGAACTCATCATCGAGTTCAGGATAATTTACTGTACCGAATCTAACATGAGGTCCAATAGCAAATCCGCCCTGACTTCCCGTGCCAGTTCCACTCGCTGGAACAAATTCTGCAGCACGATATATCGTACTATACGTGCTGTGAAGTTCTGCAGCACTTAAGTAAATAGGTTCAATATGTGTATAATCAGGATCCTCTGGGAATACCTTGACGACCGCCTCTCCAGCAAAGCTACCGCTGAATAAGGTGCCGAATACATTCCAGTTAGGAGCATACGCAATTTTAGTGTCACTACGAAGGGGTAGGAGTCCCTCCGTAGCAATCGCAGGTACATAATGAGTGTTGGCAGTGCTGGATACTCGCAGCGTACCCGAACCAATCCAAGGAGCATCCAGTCTGTACCTGGTGCCACCGTCCATCTCCCAGACGGTTCCTGTACCAACCCAGGTCTTGATAACAGACCACGTAGTGAGCGAATGGAAGTGTGTCCTTCCCATCGCTTCGATGTTTGAAGTATCGGTAACAAGACCCCAATCGTCTTGTCCTACCCCCTCTACTTGTGTAATACTACCGTAATCAAACTGACTGACAACTCCGCTGCCTTCTGTCAGATTGATTATCTGATCATCTTTATAGTCTTGAATGACTTTGTTTGCGTGGTCTGCAATTACCCAGTATGCTAGACCTACTGCACCAAAATCTAATTTAATAAACTCGTTTAGTACCGACGCTGTATAGCTGTAAGAAATTACCCCCAGTGCTTCATAAGCAACAAACTGGGGCATTCTTCCAGTACCAGCGTAGGAGAATACCATAAACTACAGCCAAGTTAAAAAAATAGGGGGATCGCCAGTGAAGCAATCCCCCCATAATGTAGAACTCAATTTGAGTATATCAGTCGAGGCTGACGTTCAGGGTGACTTTGATTTGGTCACCAGCATTTTGAATCGCGTATGGACCATTCGTGAATCTTTCAGCGAAGAAGATTGCGCTGTAAAGAGTTAGTGAACCAGTGCCGTCTAGTGCCTTGGTTGTGGTGAAGGTGTCAGCATCGAGTACATCGAATACGGTGTATGTGCTGGCAGTTGTGGTGCTGTTGCCAGTACCCTGGTCAATGTAGACTGCATCGCCTTTGACGAGACCGTGACCAGTTGCAGTTACCTTACTGAAGTCAAATTCAACTTCGTCATTGCTGTTAGACGGCTGAATGTTGTCAATCAGTGCGTTGTTTAGATAAACAGTGACTGCTCCTGGTGTCAAAACACCATCAACATATACCTGATGATCGATACCAGTGATGATGGTATTAGCATCGATGCCGTTAGGAGCACCACCGATAACACCAGCAGTACCAGTCTGGGAGACTGACATACCGACTGTTAGATCTTCACCGACTTCTGCTTGGAACGAACCGTTACCAGAAGCAGTAGCAGTAAGTGCCTTTGTCAGATAAACAGTGGTTCCTGCGATACCAGCAATTCTTGTGCCAGTAGCAACACCAGTACCAGTTAGTCTCTGACCAACTGCAAGACCTGCAGTAGAACCAACAGTTACAGAGAACTCACCAGAAGTACCAGTGATTGTAGTGGTGTTAGCAATAGCAGCAAGATCGAAATAGTCATTGCCGATAGTACCACGGATACCAGTCTTGCTGATAGTTGTTCCAGCGGATGCAGTGCCTGCATCTAGAACACCGTGAATTGTGGTAGGCATGTTGTTAGCACGAACAAGCATGTAACCATAAACATCACCAGCAGCACCATCAAACGTGAAGGTTTGCTCTGGATAAGAAGCAGTCGTTCTGCCAGCACCGAAGTCTAGGTTTTGTCCAGTGAAGGTGCCCGTATTTTTGACACTCAATAGAAGAGTTAGACCGTCGATATCGACAACATAAGCACCAGTACCAACGTCGCCGCCAGTTACGTAGTCGCCTTTTTTAATACCAGTATTTGAAGCAACGGTGACTGTGTACTCGTCTTGAGTACCAGCGCCAGCGACAGCAGCAACTGCAGCAGCTTGTAGGGTCTCAATTGTCCAACGAGTTCCGTTCAGCAGAATTCCATACTGGTTAGAATAATCCTGATCAGTTCTATTATTTTCAACTTGATGATACCCTGTGGTGGGCGCAGAACCATAACCCAACGTATTGTTGTTGGTGTAGGGCTCGTAATATCTTGTCTGGGAAGGCGTGTCGCTTTCCGCTGGAAATGTGTTGGTGCAAAACAACTTCAGAATTAAGTTTCTAGGAATCTCCTGATTGTAATTCAGTAGATTACGTAGAGAATCAATTTCACCGTTGTCGGTTACTAGCAGTGCCATGTAAACTCTCCGTGTTTATCTCTCGATTTATTGTTATTTATATCGTATACTATTTATAGTTTCAATTTCAATGAGACCATGCATCGCGAGATGTTGATCGAATAATTCACCTTAAATTGAAATATATCTCCTGCATTCACGGTAGTGTTCCAGGTAGACAGGCTGTCATCTTTGTTTTTTCTAGCCGTGCTACTATTTATGATTCCTAATGTAGGACGTTCAGTGCCGCAAATAGATTGAAAATTGGGGAAGTCAGAAAAACTACATTTTTCAATATCAACTTCAATGTTACCTTCGCTATCAGCAAGGATAGTCCAGGACTCAATAATTCCAGTGACATCAACTGTCATGGTTCCTTTAGGACCATTCCCCATAGGAAAGGAACCACTGTCTATGACATAATTAAGAGTTCTGGTTAGATCTGCTGTAGTAGCATATGCCACTCCAAAGAACTGTACACCTGCAGTTGGTGGTGTGCTGAAAACAATCTGATCGTTGGAAACAATGTAATCAACTCCAGGTGATAAAACAACATCACCTACAGAAATCATTATCTGTTCTTCATTCAATGGAGTATACGCTTCTCCGTTGACGATTAGATTGAATGTATCTTTAGTTCCGTCAAATTGAGATGCCAGTGACTCAATCAAAAGATTAGAGTTCTGTACCGACTTTGACGGGATCTGGTAGTTTACGTCAAGCTTATGCTGCGCTGGTAATTGCTTACCGACACGATATGCATTATTACCAACCCTGACGTTATACTGTGCCATCAGGAAACTCCAGGACTTACTTCTGCATTGCCCATAATCACTCTAGTTTTATAATCATTAGGATCAATTAGAATAATGTCATAGACATATCTTCTTCGATCTAGTGCCAGAGTTTCAGTATCTGTTAATGTGAGAGCAATCTCTCCTGTAGTTCTGTTGACAAAATCTAGAGTAAAGGGAACTGAAGTTGTTGCAGAATAACTTTTTTTCATGACAGCAGAACCAGTGTACCCTGACATGTTTAGCGGGGTGCCATCTTTATTAGTGATGAAAAAGGTGACTGCAAAGTCCGCTCCTTTATCAATCAGTATGTTGACTGGTATCGCTGCCATCTGTACCCTTTTCTAGTATGTTAAGTGCTTCTAACCCGCCTTCTAGTTTAGTGCGATATTCACGCAACTTGACAAGTTCTTCCTCACCTCGCCTAATTTTAAGATCGTAATCAGCAAACTGTTTTTCAAATTCAGCTCGCAATTGTGTATTATCCATAAAAATATAACAAGTATTTTTATTTATGTCATATCAGGCAGGTCCATACGATGACGACCTACAGCACTATTCACTCTCGGATACATTCCGCCAGCAGCTGGTCTTTTACTTGAGTGTTTGATTCGGTGTTCAAATGGATGACTGTCTTGATCTTGTGGATCAAAGTATGCTCGTAGATGTGTAGTGCCTGTTAATTCTGTATACTTAAAACCTCCATTGGCACTATTGCCACTAGAAATAAAACAGTTTCCAAAAGAAATCTCGTTAGATAAAGATGCGCCACCTGCACTAGGTACATTTGACCAACTAAATCCAGTGCCACCAGATGCTATACCTCTACATTTATTTGATGCTTTTGATAATAGTAGTGATTTAGTTTGATTGGGGGTTGGCCAAGCATCGTTATACCAGAAGTATTCTTCCATGATACATGCTGCCTTTCCTACTACAGTTGGAGTAGCACAACTTGTACCAGAGAACATTCCCCACTTATAAGTTCCATATGTGGAACTAGGATAAGAAGTCCATGTGTTAGCACCAAGACCTACAATATCAATCCCTGGTCCTCTATTTGTATATCCATCTAAACCAGGATATTCTTCAGAGTTGTAACCAGCAGCAACATCAATATTACTCTCTACACCATGTGGACCATATGACATAAATGGATACCATGTGGTGGTACTAGATGTGCTGTTGGAATTAGAACTAGCGTAAGAAATATTGATAACAGGGTAATTTGGACCAGCATCAACATCTAGACTCGTAGCAGTTTGACTATTCTCCTTATTAAAAGTTCCTCCATTATTACCAGCTGCATTGATACAAACAATGCCATTACTCCAAGCACTGTCTAATGCAGATTTTAAAGAACTGTAATCAAATTGCGATGGCATTACAACCATCCACGAATAATTTGTAGATGTTGGATCATACACTTTGAAAGGTATGATGTTCTCTTTTACAAATTCGGAATAATCTGATCCCCATCCACCACCTGCAGATGTAGTAAACACGACATTACCTGCTTCAGCACCCTGACCAGTTACACTACCATCATTAATATTATTACCACCATCGGCATCTCTAATTAAGAATGGATGACCTGATGCATTGACATTGAAAGTCAAAACATCTCCATCTTTAATATTAATAGCTGGATTGTTTCCAGTAACCGATCCGTTTCTATCAGTGCCACTAAAAGCATATAGTCCACTTCCACCAAAAGATACACTAATGGTGTAGTTATTTGAAGTTCCATCACTAGAACCAACAGTGATGGTATTCTTCATATTTGAATGATATTGACACTGATACCAATAAGGACTGTTTGTAGAGGTTGAACTACCTGGTCTAGTTACCGTTGTTCCATCTGCTTTATTAATTTG